AACATATCTAGCAACTTCGTAATACTTCCATTGGGATATGTATTTGTTATCTTCAGATATTTTCATAGAGATCTATGATACCATCTTCTTCATCGTAGGTCCATAAGTAGATTGGATTAGATAAATCTACATCTTCCTTATGAGTTCTATAATAAACAGACTCAGTAATATAATAGTCTAATTTTTGTAATACTAGAAATCTTTTTTCTAGTCTGTTTTCTACTTCCAAATTAAAACATCCATCTTTCTTTGATTACATCATCTCCGTCAACAACATAATGAACCTTTGAGGCTATATTATCTGCTAAATGAACAATCATGTCAAGATAAGTTATTGGATTTGTTTCCGGCACTGGTGACCATGGACCTAGATGGCATCTAACTAATCTAAGAATAGACTGAACGACTTCTTCTGCAAGATAAATTGTAGAAGATTGATTTTCTGATGCGTAGTTTTTGTCATAGTCTTGACATCTTTTCACAAATGGTCCAACAGTATAGGGGTGCATTGGATCATACTGAAACAATTCTTTTTCAACGTCCATTCCCTTTGTTAGGTCGTGAAGAAGGCATGCTGCTAAAACAATGTCTCTATCGTCATCCGCAAGAGTGTGTGAGTCACACATCACATTTGCGGCTCTTACAACCCTCTTTGTATGTAGGACATTTCCGCCCTCATTATGCTCATCTATTGGATGATATTTTCCAGAGAAACTAGATGGTATCTTCCAAAAAGAATTTGCTCTTAAAAGCACTGATCTAACAAAAGACTTTATTGATTCATCTTTAATAAGATTAATTTCTTTTAATAAAGGTTCTAATATTTTATCTTCTTCTTTAATAAAAGATATTTCCTTTTTTGCTGACAGTATTTCGTCTAATATATCATCTTTCATTATTGCTCATTTCTTTTTTAAACCATCTATCCCATTTTGCGCATTGTTTATCATATGGACACTGCTTGCAGTAGGTCGTAACTCCTCTTCTTGAGGGGAATATTTTCTCTTCTTCTATTGAATTACTCCAATACTTGAGGGCATCTAAATCTTCACTATTTATTTCATACTCTACAAACTCAGGTTTAGAATGAATTAAATCATAGTATCCAAACTTTGCATTGTTTACTTTTTGCCCATAAGAGTGTTCAAATCCTTTGTGCATTACAGCAAAATCTGCAACGTGCATAAACTCATTTTTAAGCTTGTAATTAAATACCCACTTAACAACATGAATATTCTTATTCAAACTATATATAAGATCAAAAGAGTCCTCTATGTATAAAGATTTATTAATAGGTACGATAAAACTATTATCTATTCCCATTGGAATAATTTCTGGATCTGAATAATACTCAACGAGGTTAAGCAATGCTCCAGCAGCCTTGGTCGTTAAGCTAGACATGTTGCCGTATAGACTCTCATGCTGCTCATGTATTATGTCATAAGCCGTGGTGTCTTTAGGATACCATAGTTTTTGCCATCTATTTAATAGAGATGAATATGATGCAATGACTCCAGATTGTTTTTTGTAAAAGAAAAACTGTACTACGTTTTTCATTGTATTTTCAAATCTTTGAGTTATTAAATGTCTTCCACCGATTGTTTCAGGAAGATTTTGATTATGTCTAAAATCATACAATCTTTCGCATGTTTGAAAATCTTTTATTTCTTTAACTGTAATTTTTTTCATTATTCTCCTAGATTATTGACATAGATTCTGCTATTTCATCTATGTAAGACTGACCTTCTACTGAGGTGTATGAGTCGTTTGTGATTGGCTCATATTCTTCATATGTTTTTTTCTCATCTACATACCTAACTAAAGGAGAGTCATAAACAAAAGTGGAACCAGTTATGCGATTCTTTGGTATTTGAAGCTGCATGATTGTTTCGTCTTCTGAGTCGTCACCACTAATTAATTTTTTCTCGGTAATGAAAATAGTGACCGCACATTTTTGCTGAATAGCAAGTGATCCTCCAGTATCTGACTGTTGAACTACTTCTCTTCTTTCTTTCATTCTATTAGCGTTTTCTTGGGCAGTAATAATCAAAACGCAGTTCATATCTCTAGCTAACTTTTCAAGTCTGACCATCATCTCTTCGAACTCTCCCCATCTAGGCTTACCTTTTCCTGCCCCCCTAGTAAACATAGATTGAATAGTATCTATAACTACAACGTCTGGGATAGAGTCTGCATGGCCCATAATGTCTCTAAGCCATCTTTCTAGATCTTCAAAATAGGGAGTATCTGGATCATGTCTAACCATGAATCTGTCGCCCCACTCTGATAATCTATCCTTAAATACTTTAAGATTTTTTTCTTTTTGCTCTTCCGTCCAAGTTCTTGCTTCTGCATATACATTCTTCCCAATGATTTGCGTCATCAAAACTCTTTCCCAGTGCGTAACTGCTTCTTCAAAGTTTACGAACAAGACCTTGTATCCAGTGTCAGCCCAGTGATTAACCAAGCATTTTGCAAAGGTACTCTTACCCTTACCAGATGGAGCGATGATTGCATGCACAGCACCTTTGAAGAATCCACCTTGATCTGTGTAGCCCATTGCTCTATTTAAGGACTTATACTGCGTAGGCAAAAAGTTTGGTATGTCTAATAAATTGTCTGCTCTTTTTGATATGTCGAAAGCAGTTGTAACATTATCTAAAGGATTATAATTTAATTCTGTTTCAAGATCTTTAATTTCTGAAGTTATCTCAGAAATTCTCATTACATCTTTATCGGTTTTTTCACCTTTTTGAGTTAACAGTATTTGAAGCTCTTGTAAATAATCAAGCTGTTTTCTCTTGTTGGCTTTATATTTAATTATATTAACAACTGATTCTACAGTTGATAGATCGATAGACATAAGAATATCCATCATTGTGTCAACCCCAGCTACGCCACCCAAAGCTGAGTATATATCAGTTTCTGATTCTAACCATATCCTAAAAGCCACTGCATCTACTGTATCCAATTTTGTAGTATGGTAATAAGATATCAATGCTCTATAAAATTCATTAATACCAGTTTGCCCATGTATTGAGCCAACTATAGACTCAGGAAGATTGGATTCAAAGAATCCTATAGCCCCTGGCGTTCTCATCGACAATGCAAAAACTTGATATTCAATTGGGTATTCTTCAGTTTTTTGAGGCTCTACTGATTCATCCATTTTTCTTTTTATTGTCTTTCATTTTTTTGTAATACTGCTTTCGTCTTTCTGAGTTAGCCTTTTTGGCTTTTATATAAAAAGGATTATTTTTAATAGACTTTTTTTCATTATCAATAGATTCTAAATCAGAATTGCGAATTGCATCTAGCATTCTATCATAAACTGATTGCTCAGTTAGTAAATCATTATATCTAAAAACAATAAGGGCAATACCATGCTGTTTGCATAATTCCATTTTTCTTTCATCTCTTTTTTGAGCTTGCTCAAACTCATATTTAGACTCAAAAAATCTTTGCGTATAATAGAAATGCTGTCTTCCATGATACTCTGCTGCAAGATTATACTTTGGGCAGTAGACATCTAATTTTAATCGTTCACCTATATGAAATTCATTAACAATTTTTTCTCCAGGAAGAAGCTTCTGCATTATGCTAGTTAATGCTGCTTGACCTCTCGACATCTTTTTATGATGTTCTTTAAGCCATGAAAGCCCCAAAGAGTTTATTCTTTTGTTAAGCTCATTGATCGATAGCCCAGATTCTTTTGCTATTTGTGATAAGGACATTTTAGTTTCAAATAATAGATCTATAAGAAACTCATTATCATCTAATGATTCGTCCCAGCTTTTCTTGGGCATTTTTATATCACTTTACTTTATTAAAGGACCTAGCTAATGTTAAGGATTTTCCTAAATCCATAATAGACATATTTGTTTTTTCCCAAATCTTTGGCGCTATTGCAGAACTAAACATTGGGCAGTCGAGAATGCATAAATTATGCTCTCCACTAAACTCAGAGATCTGAGCGGTAACACTATCTACTTTATCATAGAAGTCATTATAAGGAACTTGAATATAAGATGATTGATTTCCAAAGTTTCTTGAGATAAGACCTTCATTTTGAAAACTAATCACTAAAGCGTTTTGCTCTTTAAAATATCTATTCATAAATATTTTATAAACATCATGGCTATTATTAATGTAATAATCTAAATAGTTTGCATCATAAAAAACTTCATCATTTATGTCTCTTATTTTTGAGCTAGTTAACCCAGAAAGCTCTAGTGGTATGGCCTTTACAAAATTTTTATTATTGTTTGTTAATCCAGATATGACAGATCGAACAAAGTTTTTTGGAGGTCTTTTATCTCCTCTTACTTCGCCAGCTGCTGACAGTATCGAAGATCTTGTATAGGTTACAAAAGAAAATCTATCTTTAGATTCTAACATTGATGTAACTTTAATTATTGTTTGTTTTTCTGCTACAGTTTTCATTATTTATTCCAGTTCACTAATACAAAATTTGTATCCATTATTGATTCTATGTGCTGCAAGTTATGAAACTCGCCTTTATCTATTGATATATATCTATTATATTTTGAAACTTTATCTTCATCTCTAACATAACCTAAGTGCTGCATCATTAAGCCTGAGTGTAAAAAATAATTTCTTTGTCTAACCCATTCCACTACATAGGTAGGCTCTGAACCGCAAGCAAGTTTTTTGTCAAAAAAAGTTCCATGATCCCTATATCTAAAGATGCGAGAACTATTATTTGGTGCCCATAGCTTATCTACTCTATATTGAGTTTCGTTCCACATGTGGTAAAATCTTACATTTACCACATCATATGGCGATTGATCTAAAACATGTTTTAAATCCAAATCCCTATCTTGATAAAGCATTTCGTCACAGTCAATAGCAACCACCCAGTCACCTTCTTTTGCAAACTTCTCTAGGTTGCGCCAAGCGTTTGACCTTAAGTTGCCTTCGTTTTCTGTAAACAATGTTTTATCAGT